AAAGCTCTGAACACAACATGCGGTTCACCGTCAATAATATCCACATACGAAAACATATAGCTGGTCAGGTTTTCTTCATCGCCTTCGTCCTCTATACGCACGTAGAGGAAACATGAGCGAAGCTTTGACCAGTTTATATTCTCCTTATCCGGCCCACCAGCCCAGCGAATTATTCGCTGCCGTGCAGCCGCCGCATCCCAGGGCCGATCCTTCGGTGCCAGCGGCCAATTTTTGGATTTTATAACGCCCATTTTGTATTTGTATTAATCCTCCCTTCTTTTTCATGCAGGCTCAATATGACAGACACAGCCTTCATGTAGCGGCGGGTTCTTCGGGTTCTTAAACAACCTCATTGGCTCCTGCCCCTCCGCCTCTACATTCCCCAATACAAATGCGCTGTCAATGCCAACCACCTTCCCGTCCATACTCTGGCAATACGGACAGGGGTTAGCGCTTGTCCTCCAGCGCAAATATCGAACACCCAGCGCCATAAATGCAAGCCTGGCAAACACGCCAGCTGCATTTACCGTTTCCCATTTGGCTATTTTGTCGGCTCGTTTTTCTTCCCACTCGTCTAAGCGCGTGTTTATTGCTATTTCCGGCTCCGGCTCGCTGGACAAAGCCAGCATCTGCCCTTTTGAACTGTCAATGTGTTCTCGGACATATATTTCCGTATAACCGTTAGCTTGCACGTCAGTCCAGCCGGATGCAAGTTGGCCTCCAGCTTCTTCCTCCGCATCTGCCGCAATCACTGCGGCAAAAGAGGTAATTACCGGCAGAATGTAGTTCCTCATGCGTTCTCTAGTCGCGTCTTTTTCGTACCATGCCTCCAAGTCGGTATTAAAACTACTTACATCTCTTGTGCTACGCTCTAAGTGTTTGCGGACTAATGTTCGTAGTTCGCTAACTTCCCATTTTACCAATCTCTCGGCAGCCGCTTTAAATACCCTGTAATATTGCTCCGGCCTTTTTGCTCTGGCTGGCATACTTCGCTTTTCTGACCTCTGCCCTGTGCCTTCTGGCGGTTGCGGAGTGCTTCCTGCTGTGTCCGCCGGGATCATGTTCAACGGAATCAAGTAGGTATCTCCGCCCTCAATCGGGTTCATGTTTTCAAGCTCGCGAATATCGTTTGTGCTCATCCAGCCCCACTGCCTGGCCGTGGCATACGCACGGTAGCGGCTTTCGATGTCGCCGCGCAGGAGGCCGTCCACAAGGAATTCAGCGAAGTAGGTCTGTCGCTCAGCCGGCAGAAATAGGTCGCGGTACATGGCTTGTTCCCAACATACCAGCCAGGGGCGCATAGTATGAACCACGAACTCAATGCCCTGGTGCTCGATGTTTGAAAAGGTGCTTCTCTCAAGATCGGCCAGCATATGGGGCGGTACATGAAAAATTCGGGCAATCTCGGTAACCTGAAACTTTCTTGTCTCAAGGAACTGCGCGTCTTCGGGGGGAATGCCAACCTGCTGCCAGGTCATCCCTTCTTCAAGGATTGCCACCCGATGGGCCTGGGTTAAACCCTGGTGCATTTCCTCCCAGGATTTTTTAAGTCGTTTCGCGGCCTCTTCGCTAAGTTTGCCTGGATGTTGGAGCACTCCTCCTGGACGACTGCCGTTACCGAAGAACCGCGCCCCGAACTCTTCTGTCGCCAGAGCCAGCCCGATAGCTTCACGGGCCAGGCGGATGGGTGAATAACCGATAATGCCGTCAGAAGATAGCCCGCGAAGGTGCATTATGTTCCGTTGACGCAGGGCTACCTCTTGCCCGGTCGTGCCAATGCGGTATATATACAAAAGCCCTTGCTCATCCCGCTTTACTGTCATGCGGTCGGGACGCAGAGGCCACAAACCGATAACTCGACCTGCATTATCCCGCTCTATCTCGGCAAAAGCGTTACCCCACAGCGCCAGATGCCCCATAAGCGCCTGCCGCAGTTCAAAGCTGGTCATTTCTTGGTTGGGCAGATTGTGCAGGATGCTATAAAGCGGGTGATTAGTCGCCCGTTCCTTGCCGCCTCCCTGCAGTCGCCTATAAACCGGCAGTGGAAGCGATGCTAAAGTGCGGCTTAAAATATCAACGGCGGAGAATACCGCCGTTGCGTTAAGAGCCGTATTTTCGTTCACGGTAACGCCGGAAGCGGCCTTGCCGCCGGCGAACCAGTCAACAAGCCATTTGTCCGGGTTTACGAGGGAGGAACGTATCTCGATGTATCTCTTGCTGAACGGTATGCGAATCTTCAGGTTTGTTCACCTCCTCGCCAGTTAGATAGTCAATATTCCCCGATCTTCGTAAACCGAACGCTGGGGCTGTTCATGCCGCATTGCCCGGTCGAGGGCCATAACTAAGGCCACAATCCCATCTATTTTAGATTGGCTGCTCGCCTTGTCGGGCTTGAGATTGCCGGCTGGGTCCTGCTTAACCGCCACGTTGTCAGCCATCCAGCGCAGGACAGGGTTGTTGCCATGGTTAACCTTCCTTGCTATCAGCCTGCGTTCAAGCTCTTTTGTTGGCGTTGACATGCTCATGAACCCTTGCCCCATGCCAACAATGTTCAATCCTTCTTCCATAAATTCAATTGATAATTGATGCGCTTGAAACAAACGATCAACGTTAAAGTCTACGAGATTAAACTTTTCGGCATCCTCAAGAATTTGTTTCTTCACGAACGAATAATCAACAGCATCTCCAGGCGTCGCTGTAAGCCAGCCTTCCTGCGCCCATTTAACATACTGGTCACGGTACTTGTTCCTGTTGTCATGTAGCCTAGCGGTAGGGCACCAAAAACGACAAAGCACGTCAACTTCCTCAAGGTCATCTTCCTTCGGGAACGCAAGCACCCACGCTGTTATGTCGCTAACACTTGACAGGTCAAGGCCGCCGTAACACGTCCTGCCTTCAAGCTCTTTCTCGTCAATCACGTATTTAAAGTTGCTGTCCCACAGGTCAAGGTCAATCCACCTGTTGGCCTGCTGCGTCCAAATGTTCAAATACAGGCGCTTAAACGTGTTCTGATATGCCGGTATCTCCTGCGCTTTTCTGCACTCCTGTTCGAGAAACTCTTTACTCACCGTTACGCCCAGGTTCGGATTCGCCTTCTCCCATGTTTTAAGGTCTTTCCAGTCATCATTCGGATCGGCTTCTCTGATGTATGCAAAAAAAGACGGGTCTTCAATTGTCCCGTCCAATACTTTCTTGGCATATTCATACTGTTCATAGCAGATAGAGTTCTGATCATACCCAGCAGTCGTAATCGCCAGCATCAGCGGTTGTGTCCTTGCGCCCATGCTCGTAGCAAGCACATCCCAAAGTTCACGGTTCGGAGCCGCGTGAAGCTCATCGTATATGACAGCATGAGCATTATAGCCGTGTTTACTGTAAGCGTCTGCAGATATTGCCCGATAAAAACTGTTCGTTTTGTAGTAAACAACCCGCTTCTGGCTGTCAATTATCTTGCAGCGTTTCGACAGGGAAGGAGACTGCCGGACCATCTGTGCTGCAATGTTAAAAACAATGCTTGCCTGGTCACGGTCAGCTGCCGCCGAATAAATCTCTCCCCCGTATTCGTTGTCGGCAAAAAGCATGTATAGCGCTATTGCCGCCGCCAGTTCCGATTTCCCCTGCTTTCGCGGCACCATAATAAATGCCGTCCTGTACTGCCTGTAGCCTTCAGGCGTAACAGTTCCAAACAGCGGCCTTATTATTTCTTCCTCCTGCCACAGCTGCAAATTAAAAAGAACACCAGCCCAACGCCCCTTTGTGTGTTTGAGTAATTTTATGAAATTAACTACCTTGTCCGCTTTCTCCTTGTCGTACGGCATTTAACTTTCACCTGTCAATCTAGCAGTTTGTCAAACTCGTCTTCCTCCTTTTGCCCAGGAAGCTGCATCCTGCCACGGCTTGAAGGGGTCATGCCAAATTCAGCACAGAACGCTTTTATCAGCTGCAGCGTCCTCTCAGCTATCTTAATCTCAGGGATTGAGCTTTCATACCCGCTCTGGGTCCTGAATGACATCCCCTTTTCTCTTATGGCCTCTTCAGCCTTACGCCATCTTGCATACAACTGACAATAAGCAGCCAGTGCCACCCTGTCAACTATAGTCAAAAGCCCCAGCCTGTGGAATTCGGGGGCAACACGTTTCCATTCCCGCTTGGCTTCCTTATCCAGCCAGTAAGGG